AGACTCTTGTTCATATGACAGAAAAAACACGATCAGACTCAGTTACGCTACCTGGTGGCGACGCTCTTGTGAATACAATCCACAAAGATGACACCCATCCCGATTCAATCGGGCCGGTGACAGCTCAAGGACCATTTTTACATGAACGTGCCTCAGGTAGTATTATTTCACATGAAGGAACAAACGGACGTTTTCGTCCGTGCCATCATGTGCAATATACTAGTAGCCAGAAGCTTTGGCAAGACGAGGAGTATCTTCATTCTCCCGACGTGTCAATTATGCGGTGCCGGCCTAATTGGCTGGCAAATACTGCATCCCCACTTGACGCTGACGCGCTTTTTGCGACGTTGGTGTCTAACGGGGCTCCTGGGGTGACGCCACTTGAGTGGCGTGCACTGGATTCACGAGCACTAGCCTTCATGCTTCCGAGCATGAGACCAGCTGTATCGCTTGTGAATTTTTTACTAGAACTGAAGGACTTCAAATACCTCTTTCGAGGTGAAAGAGGCGCGCGTTTATCGCGCGCCAAGAAGTTCATAGCCAGACTTCGCGGGAAAGATGGCAATAAGCCATTCCGCGAATTGTCTCAGCTAGTCCTGTTCAAGGAATTCGCACTTGACCCCTTTATTGGGGACATTATATCGGTGTACGAGGGACTTACGTCCATCAAACGTCGATTGCGTGACCTTGAATTACGTGCCCACTCACTGCAGTCTAGGAAGTTTAAAGCTCCTTTATCAGAGCTTTCAGACATCCCGGATGATGAGTCCGTTAATTCTGGACCCATCATATGGAACTCGCACGAGAACAGTGTGCAGTTCGATACTTCTTATGAGTGGCTGATCTCGCCCGTCTATAACGCAACGTGTAGATACGTCTATGCGCTTGACGATAGTCAGGGTTGGTATGTTAGGCAAACTGACGCTCTGCTGGATACATTAGGTTTAAGAAGCGACGTTTCCATATTTTGGAACGCGACTCCTTTCACCTTTATCGTTGACTGGTTTGTCAACGTCTCCAGATTCTTAGAGCAGTTCAGCGTAAATAACATAGGAATGAGGATCGAAGTTCTTGATTTTTGTTCATCTATCAAGAGCTCTCTCCATGGGCGCGTCACCGCAAAACATCATGATTCATTACTTGGGGTTATCCAATCCGGAAACCCGTCTGTAATGTTTGATGGTGTGATGACGCACTATGATCGAAGAACAAACGTTCCTAACCTTAAGGAGGCGATGACCACTAGTGGTCTGAACCTCCGCGAAGCGTTTTTAAGCGCGGCGCTGGTGGGAGCGAATATTCCTCGTGGAAAGAGAAGATGACACCAAATAAAACTAAGTCTAAACAAAGCTATATCTAATGCCACTTCTAGATCTACAAGCACTTAATGGTAATGCACGAACTAATCCAGCGACGGCCGAAGGTAATCTTGATTTTAATCTCGATTTTCGGGACGCTGAAGGTTCGATGCGCTCTGTGTCTGGTCTTGGTGCTACTCTTACCAATGTCATGTCTGTTCGACATACAGTGGCAAAGAGTGGCATCGTCGATCGTCGACGCAGTGCTGTCCGATGGGATCAAAAGTTCGCTACCGTAGATCACGGTACGCAGAACGTGGCTGTCTACACAGTTGTAGATATGCCACTCGCAACGGACATTACAGATGCCCAAGTTGTGTCGATGCTCGGACGTCAGGGGGCCTTCTTTTTGGCCTTAGACGTCTGCACCGATTTCATCTCGGGTAAGATGTAATATCGCATTAAATTGTGTTTCAAGTCAGGTGACTATTCACGCAATTCATGTATTATATAAGTAAACCCATTCCGCCGGTAGTGGAGGTCAGTTAGACATAGCTAAGAGATTTACCCTTATGGGAAATCATAATAGCTTGCTCACTTTTGTAAGTGAGTTGTTTACCGCTCTCCACGCCGACGTGGCGAGTTCTGCTAATGTACCAAGAGTCGAACTGGATCGTGACAATCGTAAGATTGCCACGAGGGCCAGCTCAGAGGGTCTGTCGTTTTATACGAAGACTCTCCCCCGAATGGGTAAAGCAATTGATAAGGCTTTATCCTCAGGGGAGCAACTTCAATGTCCTTTCTTTAAAAAGAGAAAGGGCACTCAGATACCGAATTTGTTCGGTTATCTGATAAGTCGCGTGTTCGACTCCGATGGTTGGGAACGCAGTGATGCATCCCCAGCGGTACTCGGATACTTAAGACAACTCTTGTTTGTTTTTTACAAACTCGAATTGCAATATACTGATGAAACGGTTTCCAAAGCCATTTCTCAGTTCGTAGAAGTTGATGACGGTTGCTCCCTAGAGATAGGGGAACTTGATCCAACTTCCTTGCGCATACTACAGACTACTCGGAGTTTAATCCGAAAAGTCACCCATGACCTTGACTTGGTAAATATAAAGCCCAAGCATGGTCCTGGCGTAGTTGCAACGGGCCAATCGGGGGGCGATAAAGCCCTCTTCACTCGGTTCGTCGAAAAGTTAGAAGCGGTTTATCCGTTAGTGGATTATTTTCACTATAACTATTCGCACGTCACCGACAGATTGGATTACCTCCAAGAATTACCTTCGGTACTCACCGGCACAGCTAAGCTAGTGTCGGTTCCGAAGGACTCTCGGGGGCCGCGACTCATATCAGCTGAACCGTTGGAAAACCAGTGGATTCAGCAGGGTCAGATGGCAAACATTGTAAGCCATCTCCAGTCGCACCCCATAACCAAAGGATTTGTTAATTTTACAAATCAAGAGGTTAATGGGCGACTGGCACTTGAGGGTTCGGAAACCCAAAAGTGGTGCACCCTAGATATGAAGGAAGCTTCAGACCGCGTGTCTGTGGATTTGGTGAAATACCTCTTCCATGAGCATACGTATAAGCACTTAGACGCAAGTCGAAGTACCCATACTAAGCTTCCTGATTGCACGGTAATGCCTTTAAAGAAATTTGCTCCAATGGGATCAGCAGTTTGCTTTCCCGTTGAGGCTCTTATCTTTTGGGCATTATCGGTCTCTAGTATCATATGTAAACATAACGTGCCGCTTGGAAAAGCGACACGGTTGGTTTATGTTTACGGCGACGACATCATCTGCAGTAGCGAACATCATGCTACTATCAGAGAGTATTTGCCTAAGTTTGGCTTAAAGCTAAACGAAGGGAAGTGCTGCACAGCAGGCTTCTTTCGAGAGTCCTGCGGAGTTGATGCTTATAAAGGCGTCAACGTAACCCCTACTAAAATTAGTAGTGTGTGGTCAAGTCGTCTGTCACCAGACGTAATAGCCTCTTATGTTTCCTACTCCAACGAGTTTTGGAAACAAGGGCTGTTTAACGGAGCGAAATGCATTGAGGAGCACCTGCAAAGGTTAACCTTAAATGCGTATTTGCGCGAATCCGAGAAGAGACGTTCTGCTAATATCAAAAAGCAGATTAATAAGCCTCTTCCAGGTCGTGCTATACCTTACTCACAGTCTTCCCAGACTGGGGGTATATGTTTCGTCCGTCCGAGCCTCTACACCCGGGGTTTGAACACATCTCTTAAAGTACGGACCCGCTATAACAAGCGGTTATGCCGTAGTGAGATGTTTGTTCCGACCCTGGTAGGTGATACTAATATCACTGAGGTGCCTGGTTGGGAGGAGATGCTGTACTGTCATAGTGGGAATCAAAGCTTCAACGCTTTGACGACCGCTCCACGGTATGACCATCTCTTGACCTTCGAAGAACAAATCACGGAGAATAACTCGCGTGTTTGGGATTCAAAGGTATTCAAAGAGACCCTAAGGTCTCTGGTGAACCCAAAGCCCGAAGTTCGGGCTGGTGAATATGCGGTGCGCCATCGCAATAGAATACAATGGCGCTGGACTGGGAGCCATAATTAGCTCACTT